CTCTTATTGTAGCACCGGGAGTTGTTGGTCAAGAACTCGTGCACCAAACCGGATATGGACAAAACTTGCTCACTTTAGCAGGTAAGAAAATGTTCTTACGAACCATCAATGTCAATGTTGGCACTGGCGCTGGAGTAATTCTCTTCAATGAAGAAATTAATCCTTGGAACAAACGTATTCTCAACAAGTATGCTCAAGTTTGGGCTGATCAGCATGCCAGATTCTATGGCAATCTCAGACTGCACTTTGAAATGATTACTTGCGCCACTATCATTGCTATGTTTCGTGTTTACATGATACCACAAGCAATGGCTGACAGTACTCCACTCACTCTGGAAGCTCTAGATGCTTTCCCTTACATGAGTCTTACTGGAAATTCAACTGGCGAGAACTTCATTGACCTCAATCCAACAATCACACACAATGCGCAAACTGGAATTTGGCGCAATTCAGCAAAAAACTTTGGTCGAATTGTTATTGCCACTGCTTGCAAAATTCAAAACACAACTGCTGAAAACATTCAAATACAATTACGTGTTTTAGCAAGCTTACCTGAAGGATGTATCTATGACATCCCTTATGACTTAATCACTCCGCAAATACCTGAAAACGTAGGCGGAAATTCTATGTTGGACATTGGCATAATTGGAACTGACGTTTTGTTAAGCAGTGATGGCTATCACGTTGACACTTTGCGTTGGTTAGAAACACCAACCATCTCTGACGACTGGCTCCCAACTACTTTAGTTCGTGGAGCACTTATGTGTTACCCCTACTCTGATGTCGGCGTATTTCCTGGATGGATGGTTAGTGGCAACAAAGCCTTTCCATACGGCACATTCGGTCGTGATTCAAAACTTCACGCTATATTTGCATTGGACGGAAATAAACATTCTGGAGTGAATTACACAGCAGACACTGCGCCATCATTGAACGATGGTAGCTATGGCAAGCACATGCAAACGGTTCGTGAAGCAATGCACAAAAGAATGCCCACTGGCAATGAAACAATCAATTACCAAAATGTGCAACTCAATCAAGTTACCACCGTTTTTGCTGGCAAGGTCGGTGGAGGCAACTTCTTCATGTGGAAGAACAATGTCACCCGCATGATGATTAAAGAAGGACGTGGACTGGCTTACAATTACGACAAGTCGTTGACATGTGTGGACAACACTTATTACATCGAAAACTATGTTAAAAGTGGAGGCATCATCACAAGTGATGCATGGGTTTTCTCAGCATGGGCTGAGTCACCATACGCTATCGAAATTACTGGCGTGCCAATTTGTACCAATTCAAATACAACCACTCAAACATGTCCACCATCGTACTTTGCCGTGCGACTCAGCGACTCTACAAGCATTCTACCTGCTGTTGCTCCTGGAATCAAAGGCAACACAATGTGTGCATCATTTTCGCATACCGTATCAATGCTTACAACTTCAAGATTATTGAATGCTAGTGGAAACAAGAGCATAATAACAA